ACGCCTTGAAGCAGAGTTTAAAATTGAGCTTGACTATCAACTTTCAGAACTTAGCGCAAAGCACCAGCTAGAAGTAGATAATTTCACTGCCCGTTATGACGCGCTCAGTGAAGAGTATCGTATAAGAATTGAGGCCAAAGACATGGAGATCGCACAACTAAATGATTCTCTTTCTAAGCTAAGTCGTAACGACCGTCACTGGTTTGTTATCGGAGGTTTTGCAATTGGTGTTGGAGTAACAGCAGGAATTGTAGCCGCTATCAACTCTGCGAGTAAATAATGAGTGATAAAGACTGGGATAAGCTAGCTGCTTTTGAAAAGGCGATACGTCAGAAATATGGCGAAGAAGCAATCCAGAATCCAAAAGCAAACTGGGACGAAGAAAAAGAAAAAGAGTACATGCGGCAACAAAAAGAAATGTACTCTAAAGAGCTACAACAGTCTAGCATTACAGAAAAAGTAGATGTTGGCGGTTTTTTAGTTTCACAAAAACTACTTAATAGAGATTCTAAAACCCCTTGTCCAGTTTGCGGTAAGATATTTTTTAAATCTACAGATGATGTCTGTATGACAAAATATGAATGCTGTTTTGACTGTTATGTCAAGTGGGTAGAAGGTCGCGAAGAACGATGGCTTAAAGGATGGAGACCAGATGAAATTCACAATCGCAGAACTTAAACAAATTATTAGAGAAGAAATGAAGCAGGTGCTTGAGTTTGACGCCACCGCCGCCGCAAAGGTCGACGGAAACATCGATGATGGACAAGAAACAGCACAAAATATTGCTTCGGATGCCATATCAGATATTGAGCGCGCCGCGTCAGCTTCTGGCCTCTCTGTCGATCAACTCATTCAAATGGTCGTGACTCACCTTGCTGGCCAACAGTAAGATCTACCATTAAGCAAAAAGTATACTATTTAATAGAAGGAAACAAATACAATGGCTACAACACTAGAAATTATCCAAGGAATCCAGCAGGCTGCCGCTAATGCCTACGATGGTGCCCTGGATGAGAACGGCGATCCTGTTAAGGTTGGCCTCAAGCGCGAAGAAGGCAACCCCCTTATTGATCATCGCGTAATGGATGGGTTTAATGTGGGCTTCTCTGGTAAGAGAATGTGTCTTTCCTATCACGCAGAAGTTCGACTAAAAGAAGTTTACGGTGGCAACTTTGAGTCTGATACTGAGCAGATGATCGAAGACATTGCAGGTTTCCTAAAGAAAGAATACAGGAAAGTAACTGGCAACAGCTTGTCACTTAAGGCCGTTGGAGAATGCGACATGATCGTTCAAAACACATCAAAGGTCCGCACCTGGGTCCAGGCACGTAAGCACTATGAAATCGGTTCACTTAGTGAAGTCGAAAATGTTCCAATGGAAGACGATCCAGAGCGCGAGATTGATCCTGATTTTGAAAAGTTTGTTGCTCTTGGCGGCCTTGGTAAGAGAGCAAAGAACGATAAGCGATAGCCTAATGGCAACTCATGGCTCCTCTGTCTAAACAACAACAAATTAAAGAAATCATAAAGAGTGGAAAAGACCCAAGCTATTTTCTTAGAAATTACGCTAAAATCTCGCACCCTCTACATGGTTTGATTCCTTTTAAAACTTATGGATTTCAAGACGATCTGCTGGATGATTTTAACGATTATCGTTTTAATGTTATTCTAAAGGCCCGCCAGCTGGGCATATCTACAATCACAGCAGGCTACATCGTTTGGCTTATGATGTTTCACCGAGACAAGAATGTCTTGGTAATGGCAACTAAGTTTGGAACTGCGGCAAACCTTGTAAAAAAAGTAAAAGCAATCGTTGAACACTTGCCGCCATGGATTAAGATTGCTAACATTAAAATTGATAACAGAACTTCTTTTGAGTTAAACAACGGTTCGCAAATTAAAGCTTCCTCGACTTCGTTTGACGCTGGTCGTTCGGAGGCTTTGTCTCTTTTGGTTATTGATGAGGCCGCCCACGTTGACGGCCTTGAAGAGTTGTGGACTGGTTTGTATCCTACACTATCTACTGGTGGTCGATGTATTGCACTATCAACTCCGAATGGAGTTGGAAATTGGTTTCACCAAACGTACATTGATGCAGACGAACAGAGAAACGATTTTCATCCAACATGCTTATCATGGGATGTTCATCCCGAGAGAGACCAAGCGTGGTTTGAAAAAGAGACAAGAAACATGTCTCGTCGTCAAATTGCACAAGAACTTGAATGCAATTTCAACACATCAGGCGACAGCGTAATTCATCCCGATGACATTAACTTTTTGTTAGAAAACACAAAAGAGCCAAAGTACCAAACAGGGTTTGATAGAAATTATTGGATTTGGGAAGAAGCTTTGCCCGACAGTTCTTATTTATTGGTAGCAGATGTCGCTAGAGGCGACGGCGCTGATAGTTCGGCTTTTCACGTAATTAAGCTGGAAACCATGGAGGTCGTTGCAGAATATAAAGGAAAACCTACAATTGATGCGTATTCTAAGATATTATATGATGTAGGCTATGAATATGGAGAATGTTTATTAGTTGTTGAGAATGCATCAATTGGATGGTCAGTATTAGAAAAACTTACAGAACTCGGATACGCTAATCTGTATTATTCTGTTAAAGCAACACACGAATATGTAGAGCAATATCAAGCCGAATCAATGACTAATGCAGTGGCTGGATTCACCACTTCTTCAAAAACTAGACCATTAGTTATTGCAAAATTGGAAGAGTTCATCAGAAACAAACTAATTAGATTATATTCTAGTCGAACTGTGGAGGAGTTGAAAACATTTATTTGGTATAACGGCAAGCCCCAAGCCATGCGCGGTTATTCAGATGACTTAGTAATGTCACTGGCTATCGCTTGCTGGGTTCGGGACACAGCTTTATCTGTCAATCAAAGAGAAATACAGTATCAGAAAGCAATGATGTCAGCGATCACTACATCTAGCAGAAAGCTTCATACAACGATTACAGGAATGCAGGGCCACAACCAAGTAAAAGGTGACAACATGACAGCAGATGCAAAAAAGCAAATAAAAGAATTTATGTGGGTATATAAAGGTTAAACATGGCAGACAATACAAAAAATCCAAGAAACAATCAATCGAACTTGTTTAAGAGACTAACGCGTCTCTTTTCGGGTCCAATTGTTAATTACCGTTCGCAATCTGGCCGCCGCATCAGACGCCAGCATCTAGATAAGTACGCGCACACCTTCAAGTCTGCCAGTGGGCAGCAATTTAAAAAGTCAACATATAATCCTCTAGAGAGAATTTCTCATGAAGCAATCGCAAATCAGCGAAGAGCGGAAAGATACGTTGACTTTGATCAGATGGAATACATGCCAGAGCTAGCTTCGGCACTTGATATCTACGCAGATGAAATGACAACTTCGTCAGATCTATCGCCTATGATTCGCATCACATGCCCAAACGAAGAAATTAAAGCTGCACTTACTACCCTTTACATCAACATCCTTAACCTGGACTCTAATTTGTTTGGGTGGTGCCGCACAATGTGCAAGTATGGCGATTTCTTTTTGTATCTTGACTTGGATGAAAACATCGGTATTCGTACTGTTCTGCCGCTGCCACCACAAGAAGTTGATCGCATGGAAGGTACAGATGCAACCAACCCCAACTACCTGCAGTTCCAATGGAACTCAGCGGGCATGACCTTTGAGAATTGGCAGATTTCACACTTTAGAGTTCTCGGGCATGACAAATATGCACCTTATGGCACATCAATCCTAGAGCCAGCGCGCCGTATTTGGCGCCAGCTTACGCTTGTAGAAGATGCAATGATGGCCTACAGAGTGATTCGCTCGCCAGAGCGTCGTGTGTTCTATATTGATGTCGGTCAGGTAGCACCTGCTGATGTTGAGCAGTACATGCAGAAAATCATCACGCAGATGAAGCGTCACCAAGTGCTAGATTCAGAGACCGGCCGTGTTGACTTGCGTTATAACCCAATGTCAGTCGAAGAGGACTATTACATTCCGATTCGCGGTAACAACTCAAATACAAGAATTGAAAACCTCCAGGGAGGTCAACATACTACGGCTATTGATGATGTTAAATACCTAAGAGACAAACTGTTCTCTGCGCTAAAAATTCCTCAATCATACCTTACAATGGGGGAGGGTGCCGAAGAAGACAAAACGACCCTAGCACAAAAAGATATTCGGTTTGCACGAACTATTCAAAGGCTGCAAAGAGTAATTATTGCTGAGCTAGAAAAGATTGGTATTGTACATCTTTATACACTTGGGTTCCGTGGGGATGACTTGCTTAGTTTCAAATTGTCTCTTAACAACCCATCACGAATTGCCGAGATCCAAGAGCTTGAACACTGGCGCGCCAAGTTCGACGTTGCAGGTGCTGCTACTGAAGGATATTTCTCCCGCCGTTGGATTGCACAGCATCTATTCAATATGTCGGAAGAAGAGTTCTTGCGAAACCAGCGCGAGATTTACTATGACCGCAAGTATGATGCCGATCTACAAGCAGTTGCTGAAGCAGCCGCAGCCTCTGCAGCGGGCGCCCCACCACCACTGGATCCTGGCGCTCCTGATGCAGGTGGCCCACCTCCGGCCGCTGACCCTGCTGCCCCACCCGGTGACGATCCAGCAGGAACACCTCCTGAAACAGAAATGCCACCAGATGCCGGTGCAGACCCAGCACCAGAGCCTGACACTGGTGACTTGTTGGCCGCACCTCCTGGCTCTAGGCCATCTCCGCGCATTACTCCAGGCGCCAAAGGAAAGAAATACTATCCAGTTAAGTCAGACCATCGCGACATGGGCGCTCGCCGCAGATCATATAAGAGTATGTCCACACCAGAATTAGGTCAATTTGATCGTAATACAGGGGCTTCAGAATTTCGTTCGCTTTCAAAGGGAATATTTACTGAAGAAGGCTCTAATTATAGTGATAAGGAAATCTTGCAAGAAAATAGATTATTTGAGATTAACAATGAAGTTAGAACTCTATTGGCCAATCTAGAGCAAAATTCGGAGAAAAATACTAATGAAGATGAAGCATAATAAAAAGCGCAACACAGCAACCCTCCC